CCTGTTACATCTTGTTTATGATATTTATAACCTGGGTTAATTACATGTAAAAAAGTGTATGGATTAAAATCGAGTTTTGCTCCAATTTCCGCAGGGGTATAAATTTCGTATGATTTAGAAGATACTAAAGCGACTTTGTCTCGAGTGGCTCTAACAGCTTTAAATGGTTTTACAATTGCCATAGATTATTCGCTTAGTAATTCGATGATTTTATTAGCAAGTTCAATTCCAGCTCTATCTTTTGCTTCAACAGTTGAAGCTCCAATATGAGGTGTCATCGATATTTCAGGATTCATTAATAGTTGAATTTCTGGCCTCGGTTGACTTTCAAAAACGTCTAATCCTGCATATTTAACTTTTCCGCTTTCTATAAACTTCTTGGAGTCCTTTGCGACTACATCAGCATATGACTCGTTTAAAAACTTATCTATTACCTTTGGTAGCTTATTTGCCATCTTTCCAAAATCAAAATTAGCCTTAATCTCTAATTTCATCCCACATTTCCTTTCCTAGTTGCTTGGCTTCTAGATATTCTTTTTGATGGGCAAGGACAAATTTCTCAATCTGGGATTCAGCCCACTTAACAGGGTCTTCTATGATTTCTTCGATTGTACCCTGTAATTTAATATCAATATCATTGATTTTGTCCAGCTTCCTCACGGAATTGAGCAAAGATTGATTGGCTTGATTCACTTTCGTTTGTTTGTCTGTTGGCATCGATAATTCCTTGTGCTTGGTCAATAGTTAAATCCTTATTGTCCCTTACCATCATTTTAGCACGGGTAATAAGATTTTGTTCTAGGTCAAATTGGTCTTTTAGTATTTGGTCTTGGACTGTTGTTGGGTATTCGACTTCTTCAAAATCCACACCAAAATCTTCAGACAGAGAAATGCCATTGTAATTCGCAATTGCTTTTTCCACTTCATAAAAATCTCTTTCATACAATCTCCACATGGCAATGTCATCAAAATAATCTTCTTTGCGTTCTAGGTCTTTTATCATAAGTGAAATACCAGATGGAACTTCACCCCCAGACTCAGCCCATTGAATCCATAGATGATTGTTGGATGCCACTAATTCAATTTGAAATTTAATATTGTTAATAGCTTCTGCTATATTCCCGGATGGACTTGTGACGTTGTATTGACCATCTTCCCCCATATCTAGTATAGTGTTGGAACCAGCTCTCATCATTTCTTGGTCTGCCCGTAGACCTTTGACCCAAGGTTGACCGAACATATTAAACCTCAACCCAAGATTCATTTCCGTTAGACCGATATTGACTTGTTCATTACAATTAATGATGTCACCAGCCCCTTCTACAAAGAAAGAATCAATCTGGTCTTCCCTGTGGGTGAAAACGAATGGCAGAATACCAAGTGGGTTCTCTACTTCCTTCAATACTTTACCACCATCATCCAATATTGCATAGGTGGATGCGTCCCAATAAGCCCATTGTAGTCCTAATGTATTTGATAGGTCAGCAGTTTGGTTTAGAAGTGGGTAGATGATTGCTTCTGGCTTAAATGGGTTATCACCAAAATACGATTCAAAGTAATAGATTGGTCGATATTCAAATTTATCATTTTCCCAGTAAATGCGATTCGCAATAGTCCCAACGAGCCGTGTCATTCTTTCGGAGTGTTTCATGCGAACATCTTTAGTGGGAATAAGGGAATTATAGACATCAGTCATAGAGCCAGTTGTCCTTTTTGCCCCTAGTGTGTAGATACGACTAATTTTATTGATAAATTTTCTCGTAAAGTTAGTTAGTGAAGGGGGGATTTCAGAAAAAGCGTCTCCCTGAAAGAAGTTTTTAATATATTGGTCTGTTGATGTCCCTGAATAGTAATCCAAGTATTTTCTTATTTCCTTCCTACGATTTTGTGCTGTAATTAACTTTGTTTCTGTTAATTTATTCTTAATAATACTATCTATCATCTTTGTATCCTTTTCATTTCCCTATTCTTCATAGGGAATCTATTTGTTATGAAATACCTAAAGGCATCATTCCCGTGGTCATGATACCCATCTTTAATGGGTTCCTCTTTAATTGGCTTTCCCGATTCGCTTTCTGGGTATCTGTATTCTTCAAAGTCTTGTATGACATCCAAGCACTTAGAATCCACATGAATTCTTCTTGTATCATCGGCACTTGCAAAAAACCCCCTAGCATATGCAACACTTGAAACAATATTTCTACTTTCCCTGTCTCGTGTAGCCATGACCCGAATTCCGCTACGTCTAAAGATTTCCATATCACCAGCCCCACTCTGCCCCTGAACATTTGAACCAGCCGGGTCGCCATAATAAGAAATGACAGGGTATCCCTTGGTTTTTATCATCTTAATTAAATCTTCAGTCTTAATGTCTTTTTTATGTAGGATGGAGTCAAAAATACGAATATGTTCTTGTCCATCTATTAATTCCGTTTGGATGAATAAAACGGCTGGCATCCTAAAACCAAAATCTATTGAACAATAGGTGGGGAGATTGGGGTTGTATGGGAAGCTCCCCGTGTCGAGTTCACGATTGAAATCCCATACCTTGCCCTCAAATACAGAAAACTCAGCCCCGAATTCCTGACCAAATAAAGCACTCGACATATTCCGTCTTCTTTCAATAAGAGCTGGGTCTTCCATACCTAATGGGAACTCATGCTCATTCAGCCAAGATGGTGACGAATAATTGTGCCATATGTCATCTACATCCCCAAGTTTGTATAGGTCGTAAATCCAATTCCTACCTTCAGGGGTTGTGATAAAGATAACTTCCCCCTTTCTTCCAGCTACAGTTGGGGATAAGTACATATCCCAAATCTTTTTATTCATTTTGGCAACTTCATCGATTACAAGTAGGTCAAGCCCCTCGCCCACTAAACTTGATGGGTTATCAGCCGACATTCCCTCAACAGTTGTTCCCCATTTGAATTTAATATACATATCCTTCTCTGATGACCTCACTACATCTTCAGGGTGACCAACTACCATTCTTTGCCATATCTCCCTAAAAATTAATCTAGCTTTTTTATATGACATCCCCACAACCCATATTCTTTTATTTGGCTGTGATGCTACATAGGTTGCTTCCATAGCTGATGCCCAAGTTTTACCAAATCTCCTCCCACATACAAAAACATGGAATCTGGCAGTCGTCTTTTTTGGGAAATGCAACGCAAGTTGACCACGATGTGGGGTGTAACCAAGATACTGAAACCACTTTCTTTTAAATTCGTAATTTTTTTCTTGCATTAGAATGTATATTAACTTACATTATAGGTACTATTAATGCAAGGAAAATATCTTTGCAAAAAACCAACTCACATAAGAGGTTAAAAATGTCAGAAGAAAAAGCAGTCGATACAGACGTAAAAACGGAAGAAGGGACAAAACCCGAATCAAATGATATACCACGTTCTAGGCTCAATGAAGTTATTACCGAAAGGAACGCACTTCGTGAAAAAATTGAATCTTATGAACTTAAAGAGAAAGATGCCCAAAAGGTAGAACTCGAAAAACAAGAGAAATGGCAAGAGTTAAATGCCGAACTCGCAAAAGAAGTTGAATCATACAAGCCTTTCAAGGAAAAATATGATACTTTGGATGGTAAAATTCGAGAAGAAGCCCTAGGAAAACTTTCTGAGTCTAAACAGGAAAAATTCAAGAATCTCAATACAGCCGATTTGCTGAATGTTGTTGAAGAATTATCTGTTAAAACCAATCTCCCGAATGATATTGGGGCAGTAACTCCGAAAATCAAAAGAGATGAATGGAAAGAGATGGATATTAAATCTAAGCGTAGTAATTGGCAAAGTATTCTGGATTCATACAAGTAAAGGAGTCATTAAATGGCTAACGTAACCGTCACCACAGGAGCAAATTTTATTCCTGAACTATGGGCTGACGCAATTCTAGATTATGCGGAACGTAAATTTTCGCTAAAAAACAAAGAAACTGACCTATCGTCTATGCTTTCTAGTGGTGGTGATACACTTCACATTCCACGGGTTGATGAAGAATCTGCCACATCAAAGAGTGCAGGGACAGCAGTTACATATTCCGCTAACACAGATGCAAAAACAGACTTATCTGTTGACCAACATTTCTACAATGCCAAGCGCATTGATGATATTGTCAAGGTACAGGAAAGTGCTGATATGTTTAATATGTACGCAAAGTCTATGGGCTAT